TGATTTTCCACCAAGTTTTTCCTAATGACATATTTATATAATCTTCTGAAAATGTTATGTAAAACATTGAATTAAAATATGGCATCCAGATTAAATCTGATATTTTAGGACGTACTGAATTATCATCTTCTAATATATGTTGAGATTGTGCACCGTATGTATAATCAGTAACAACACCTGTCATACGTTCAATAAATTCTTTTCGTGTAATAAATAATTGTACTTCATCTTGAATCGTAAGACCAAATTTACTAAATATATCTGTACCTTGTAAGGATGTATAATCTTCTGGTAGCATTCTCATTCTATATACATGAGTATAATTTTTATTTTTAACTTCTTGCCAAATAACATTTATTTCTTCAGGTGTATATTGAGCAAGAGGTAAATAATAACAATCGGTTCCATATATATCAATAAATTCTTGGTATATACCTTGTAATAAGTTGTTTACTTTTGTATTTTGTTCACTTAATGTAAAATTAAAATTATAATTTTTTTCATTTGCCATGATACTTATATATTCCTCATTTGTTATTATTTATAATAATACATATTGTTAAGGTAACTATATGTCTTTCAACTAGTTGCATTTGTTTTTCCATATTATTATTTATACTTAGATACAAGAATGTATATAGTTACCATAATTAATTATTTTTAATCCAAGACCAAACAGAGTTACCACAATCCCATACTCTATCATATCCGTTTAGTTGCATATTTTCCCATTCTGTTAATGCATTATCATATACTTCTAAAATTTTAGATAATTTATGCTTTTGATATTTAACTCTAGATTCTAATAAAGAATAATCTTTTGTATAGAAGTAGTTGGGTGAACTATCATGTAAGAAAGTAAATCCATTTTTTTTATATACATTACCTATAGAATAACGTTTATCAGAATATGTTATTATTGAATTTGGTTGATATGTTTGAATGAAATATTTCAATAATTTTGAAAATCCACCAATAATACTAGTGTATGTTTTACAAGCAAACCTGTATAATTCATATTCATAATTCTTATTATATCTTGATTTACCTAATGTCATTAATGCAACTAATTCATCATCATAATATAACCCTAAACGTATAGAAGAGGTATCCTTTCCTTGTAAATGGTTATTTTCTAAAAATTTGTTTGATTCTTTTGATGACACGTTTTGTACAACACATTTACGAGCAAATACTTTATTTGACAATAAATTTAATTTTGATAATATTATACTTTTAACAATATTTTGTTTATTAAGCCATTCATTATCCCAAATATGTAATAATTGTATTCCTTGTTCTTTGAAGAAATTTGTTTTTATTAAATGATAATTAGGTTTAATTCCAGTTAAATATAATTTATTTAATTTATTTGTTTTATCTTTTTCACTATGATAAAATAAACCATTTAATTCAATACCAAATTGTTTATTAGTAATATATATATCTAATTCATGACATTTTTGTTTATTATAATAAAATCTTTTATTTGTTTCTATTTGAATATATTGTTGTATAAAGTCTGATATTTGAAGTTCATATGAAGAACCTTTAGTATGATTACATTTTGGACATAATACTTCTTTATTACTATATCTATAATGTTCAAATTCATATCCACATGTTATACATTTAAATTTATAGTATGAATATAATCCTATAAAATCTTGTTCATTAAATATAGGTTGAATTATATTTAAATCCCATGTGTTTTTCCAAATATTAAAATTTTTAATAAGTTGTGTTTGTTTTATTTTTAATTTGTTATTAAAATGTTCGTTATTATATTTTTTCTTCTTAGTACTGTACATTTTTTTATGATTACGATAATTTATATTACCATATTTATCCAACATAGTTTGTTTATGTTGTTCAATATTATTATAATTTTCATTTCCATATTTTTCTAGTTTAGTTTGTTTTGTCAATAATGTTGATTGTTGTTTTTCTTCTTGTGTTCTATTATTATGAGTTTGTTTAATTTTATCTTTAACTACTAATGATTTACATGCACTATACGAACCATATTTTTTTATATTAGTTTTTTGTATTTTATTTATATTATTATAATTTTCATTTCCATATCGTTCTAATTTAGTTTGTTTTACTTTAGTTACAATACCTTCAAATTGTTGTCCATATTTTTCTTTTTTCGTGTTAGTTATTTGTTCTTTTTTTAATGTATTAGCATTTGAACATTTAATACTACAACACTGCTGATAACCTTTTGTTATAGAAATAAATTTAGTATTATTATTACAAACAATACATACATCATCTTTTTCTTCTTTTAAAAACTTATCATAATATACTTTTGCGTTATTATCATATTTATAATTATGGTTATGTTTTAAATGATTACTTAATCCTTTAATAGATATAGATTGACTACATTCTAAACATTGTATTATTTTTTCTTTATGTAGTTGTTTTAATTGAGTTTTTGTTAGTAAATGTAATTCTTGTAATGTCATACACATATCTCCGTGTAGTAAATAATGTACGTAGAAGTAATCTTTACTTACACGGTTTCAAGAAACGGTAGCTATCCGCTGTCCTTCTACGTATATATGTATTATATATTATGTTGTAGTAAAAATCAAATAATAATTATTCTAAACGTATATTATAAATTGATGAAATCAAATAGATGTTCTTGTATATATGCTTCAATTTCTTTTTTTTCTTCTAATCCCTCTTGTCTAATACCATCAATATTAATAGTACCACCACCAGGTAATTGGAAATCCTTAAATTTCATTAAATTAGAAGTCCATTGTATCTTTGCTAATGCTGTTGTATAGTTTTGAAATAATTGATCCGTCCATATACCTGATGTTGATGTACCGTTATAATCTAATAGATACGAACAAAATAAATAAACAGTATTGTTACCAGGAGCTGAATGAAAAATCATTTTATGATTGAAAAAATCAAATGACCATTCAGCTTTAGGTACAAATTGACGTACAAATGCTGATAAGTTTTGTAGTGCTATTTCAGCATCCATCATCTTATTGCCAGGGAATCTTGCTAATGATGAAATAAACTGTACAGTAACAGTATCAAATTCTCGCGTGGGAAATTTATAATAGAGCTGAGTCCATAAAGCTTTATCCAAAACATCCATTACAGAAAAAATATTATCAGGTAAAGTATATTCACTTGAATCCTTAGTCGTATCAAGTATATATATACCATCTTTAGAAAAATTGTATACGTTTTTAGAAAAATAATCTAATGCATCATTTAAAATATCATCCCAATTACCTTCGGATAAATTTACTGGAATAAAATCAGCACCTAATTTACGTTTAATAACATCTAAAAATTCATTTTTTGTAGTAGGTCTAGCCATTAATAACTCCTACTATTATTTATGAAAAATTTTAAACATAAAAAAACCCACATATTCAATTAAGAATATGTGGGTTGCGACACAAAACCTTACGGATAAAACCTTTTATAAAATCTTATTTTGATGTTATATCTAAAATACCATTAGCAATTAACTGAGCAACTTCAACATCTATTCTACCTAATTTATTAGTATATGCTTGTGTTCCATCTTTTAAAAACATTTCTCTTACAATTGCTATTTTTTCTGGACCATCATCATATTGACATAATTGAACTTTATATTCACCATTATAAATTAATTGTTCTTTTATAATTTTATCTTTAGATGAATCATACATTTTATTTACTCCATTTATATTTATAGTTCATATATATATCTGTTATATCATAATTTTCATTAATTTGAATTGTTCCATATTTTTTAATAAAAAACCATCCTCGTAATGATAAAATTATTTCAAGTGTTTTATATTTATCTTTTCTATACTTAATAAATTTATTAGTTTCTAAACTAAATAGTGTAATTTTAGATAGAAATAATTCAGCGTGATATATAGAAATATGTTTTTTATTATACAAATAACCTAAAAATATTAATACTTTTGAGTTTGTTTTAAAGTTGTTCTTTACTTGTTTAGAATAATTTGAAATATTATTAGATACATTAATTAAATTTTGTATTTCATTTTGTTTTTTTTCTTTTGCCATTATTTATTCCATAATATCAGATAATTGAACATCAAATACTTCTAAAATATTAGATTCTGAAATTCTTTTTATTTTAAAATTTAAATATAAATCTTTTTTATTTGATACAATACGCTCTGCATCTGTAATAGATATAGCAGAAACTAATACTTTTTCATTAATTTTTTTAAGTTTAGATTCTCCTTTATCATTTTCAACTTCTGTTTGATATGAATATCCTACTTCATAATATTTTTTCATAATAATAACTCCTACATAAATATTTTTTTATTATATATTATTTTTTAAAAAACATCAACTTTTTAAAGTATTATTAATATGAGCCAATGAAGAGAATTGAACTCCCGACCGGCTGATTACAAGTCAGCTGCTCTACCTACTGAGCTACATTGGCTTTGTGAATATTATTTATATATAAAATCCCAATTGTTTTCTCTTTGATTCATATATTGCTGTATTTGTTCAAAATTAATTGGATAAAAATTATTATTATCTACACCTACATTCATTTTTTTACCTTGTATAATATTTGATGCATCATTATGAATATGTCCGTATAACATCCATGCATTAAAGTGAGAACAATTATATGCTTGCATTGGATAATGACATATGGTTATTTTTTGATTATATATATTTAAATCAACATATGTTTTTTGAAGATTGAATGAATCAAATGTTATATTACTAGGTGGATAATTTTTATCATGATTACCTTTAATGAAATTCCAATGCCCGTTTAGATGTGTTTTTTCTTTATATGCATAAAAAAAATCACCAAGAAAATATACAACATCTTCTTTTTTAACAATTGAATTAAAATTATTAATAATTGTATTATTCATTTCTTCAATAGAAGAAAAAGGTCTTTTTGAATACTTTAATATGTTGACATGACCTAAATGCCAATCGGATGTAAAATAATATGTCATTTAATAAACTCCTTCAAATGATTTATTATACTCTTATAATATAATATATTTTTTAAAAAAGTCAACTGTTTTTTTATTTTTATTTACACAATTGTGTTATTATTTTTGCTAACACACCATCACTATCCTTATCACAAGAACTGTAACAAATAGCAACAACGTTATCAATATTATGATTATATCCAAAGGTAAGAGTGTTATTATCTACAACTTTTAAACCATCTCCTAAAATAAGTGGTTCTCCTTTAATCTTATTAAAAGGAAATACTCCTGTCGAAAGCACAACGATATTTCTTTCTTTCTCATCAGCTGATTTTCCTTCATCAGCAACACCAAGAAATCCATTTACAGAAAGATCACTTGTTGCTGTAATTGCATAACCATACCTGTCTATAAAAATTAAATCTCCTTTGTGTACTTCTGTACCATTTTTACAAGGTACACTCCAAACATCTCCACTACGTCGCCCATATTCAGGGTTTTTATACAAATTTTTCATAAAAACTCCTTAACGTTTTAATAATATTTATTCAGATAACTACATACAACTTTTTCCTTTACATATACATAGTATATTGGAGATTGTGAGAATCGAACTCACGTCATACTTAATCTCAGGTTTTATTTCAATGCGCCTTTATTCCCTTCAAACGATTAAGCATTCGATACCTTTCATCCCCTTATTCATATTTAATAAAATCATTTTGATTTATATTTAATTCTTGTTCTATTTCATCTTGAAGTTTATAATCATTTACATCAAATTTAATTTCATATTTATTATCTCGCATCCATTCTAAATTTTTATTAAGATACCAATATTGTAATACTTCTAACGTATCGCTATTCATAGTACATCCAGATAAACAACATTCAGTATTAGGTGGGTCTCCATAATGTAAATTTTTATTTAATATTTTATCTTGAATTGTATCTAAATCATACCATGGTAATCTAATTATACTTACTACATACTCTTTATGACATGATTGACACCGTATTTTTACCAAAGCGCATTCTATAGAATAAGGAGTTATACAATCAATGTTAAATTCACAATATCTAGGTACCCCGTTTTCATTCCACCATAATGGTTCGCCTAATTTTGATGTAATATCATAAAAATTTGTTTTCATATATTTATACCTATAATAATTTTTCTGGAAAATTTAGTGGATACCAAAGTGTTACAGTATGTTCTGATTTTTTATATGAATAATTAAATTCATTCTCTATAAATACACCAATTGTAATACTGTATACTTTTGGTATAATTATATGTATATATGATTCAACATAACATATTAATACATGTTCACTATTTTTTGATAATTATTTTTCTACTTTTATCCATTTTATTTTTTTAATCATTCCATCTTTCATCATTTTCATTCCATTGTTCTTCTGTATTATCTTCAAATTCTTGTTCGATTAAATTACTCCATCTTTCATCATTTTCAGTCCATTCTTCAATATTATCTTCACATAGATTAAGTTGTTTATTTAAAATATTTAAAATATCCATACCTTCTGATAAATCATTCAGAAATTCTTTTGTAGGATTGTTGAACAATTTTTCTTCATCAGATAATGTAAATACATGATTCATATTTTCTCCTTAATTTTATTAAATATTATTATACATGATAATATTATTATACTTATTATATTACCAATTATTAATAAAAATATCAATGCATCTGATTCTAATTTATTTATATCATTCATAATATTATTATCCTTATATATGGGCTTGCTAAGAATCGAACTTAGGACCTAATGATTATGAGTCATTTGCTCTAACCAATTGAGCTACAAGCCCGTAATATAATAGCGAATAATGAGAATCGAACTCATACCTTTAACTTGGAAGGATAACGTGCTACCATTAACACTATATTCGCAATTATATAAAATAAAAAACTGTACGTGGTGGGATTTGAACCCACTTGTCTTGCTGTAACCATCTACTTAGAAGCAGCATCTTCTTGTCGACTTGATGGTGCATTATCCATTATGCTACACGTACATTAATATTATTTAAATGTTTTAATTTTAATTATTTATTTTTATTATTATTATTATTTATACATGTACGTCTAGTAGGATTTGAACCTACAACCCACAGCTTAGAAGGCTGTTGCTCTGTCCAATTGAGCTATAGACGTATAATACATTTATTTTAATATTACTAAATTTTTAAGTTTTCTAAGATTATCTATATAGATATCGAATTCTTCAATAGTTAATGTTGTACAGAACATTTCGTCTTCTGTTTCACCAACTGAAATCATGAATGTTTTAGTAGATTCATCATATATCACTCTAACAATATCATTATTGTTAGTAGTAAAATAAAAAGAAGTGTTTACATTAATCATATTTACTACCTCCATTAAAAAAATACGGTATAATATAATACAAAACTATATTATACCGTAATAAAAACGTATTAGATTGCGCTTACATGTAGAGGCGTAATACGTATGTTATTTTCTAATAAATTTAAACCAATGTTTTTTGTAATGCGCGAGCGACTGGAACGTTTCTTTTAAGTCTTCTTCTAATCGTTGATTCATTAATTCCTATCTCTCTAGCCCACCCTCTAATAGAGTTAGTTTTTCCTTTGTACTTAATGAGTTTAGATTGAGAGGAAACCTTTTTCTTTTTAACCATTTAAAACTCCTAAAATTATTTTTATAATTGACATTGTAATAATATCAATCATATTTACTATTTAATTTCTATAATATATCGTCTCATCATTATTCTATGCAATCTATTGACATATTCAATTTTAATAATAATATCCTTGTATTAAAAATAGTTTTTGATATTATTATTTATATGAGATTATTTACAGAATTGTTTATAAACTTTTTTATATAATGAGAACCAAGAGCGCTTGAAACCTTTGAGTACAAATCAAGCATTTCCAGCTGAGTCATTCTTTTAGCTGCGAAACCCAACGCATGACCACCCATAAAAAACTCCGTATTAAAATAAATTAATACTGTAATGTTACAGACTCAATTAAAGAATGTAAACTAAGAAAAGAATTTTCTAAAGTATAACACCATATATAACCTATGTAACTTTTGCACATAAGCGGTAGCTTCCTCAAGAGAAGAAAATGTTAAAGAAGAAGTTCCAAAACCGGTACCTTTGCGTACACCGTTTCTATAAAAATGCACGTAAAACAAAGAACTATCTTTCTTATGTGTACTAACACAGAACGTGCCATAAAAAGTTATGGCTACATGACAACCCCAAGAATCTTTAAGAAGTTCTAAGTCCTTAACCTTAAAAGATTTTGAATAGATCATTCGTAATTCTCCAACATGAAATTATGCAATCTGAATACGTGTTATTGCATCCTCAATTGTCCTACTTAGGAGGTAGTTAGGTCGTGCTATAGTACCATCACCTACACCGCGTTCGCGTAGAACGCTATCTAAAGCAGCAGCGTATCGAAAATTTATTGCGTCTATCTTTTCTTGATGAAGTAGTAGTATGGAGCTCCAAGAAGGGTCAAGAATGTATGGCATGGTGTGTGGTTTTATTTTATAGTCTCAAATCACACAAAAATGACTCGTATTTACACTTTAGATTGACTAGAACTAAAGCGAGATCCAAATAATGTTTCCTATCATTGATGTGGGTATGCTATACTGCAAAACCCACATCTAATTACCACACTACCTGTAAATGCACACTAAAGGTAGTCATTCTTTAATGGATATCATGCTCCGACGGCTGGATTCGAACCAACGACAGCCTGATTAACAGTCAGGAGCTCTACCACTGAACTACATCGGAATTAAAATATATAGAATTATTTTATAACGTGACATCTACATTTATAATATATAATAAATTTTATATTTTTAAAACTCATATATAATTATTACCATTTCGATTTATTATAATATGATTCTATATATTTAAGTGCATTAATATAACTATATAATAATTCGTTTTTATCACGTTGATTTTTTGTGTTTTTAATAGTATTATTCTTTGATAAAAAAATTATTTGTTTTTCAAGTAAACTTATTTCATCTTCTAATTTAATTTCTCTTTTTGTTTTAGTTTGTTTCATTTTTATATCCATTTAAAATATTTATTGCTTTTATTGCATCATAATTTTTTAATCCTAAAATATTATCCGTTTTAATTAAATTTCCATACAATAAACCCATATCATCGTCATCATCAAGTATTACAAAAGAATCTATATTTGTATGATAATCTAACCATTTTTGAATTTCAATACCTCTAATATTACCTCTGAGATATGGTGTATCACTTATAATTTCACCTTCAACTCCACAATCTTTTAATATGGTACGTACATGATCTAATCCGTGAAGTCTCCATGATGATGATATTACTATTTTAGCATTTGTATTTTGTGTTATAATATTAAGATTATACACGTTTTCAGCATCTGGTTTAAATATATAATCTCGTAATGATTTATATATGTTTTTATTCATGTGTGTATCTACATGTTTTGCATTATAATCAATAGATTTATCTGAATTTAAAACACCATCAATATCCAAAAATATTATTTTCATTTATTTTCCTAGTTTTTCAAAATCTCAAGATTGTCTATCAATTGTTGTAAATCTTCATTAGAAAGAAACATATTAGGTAACTATATACATTGATGTACCAATGTATATATTTGTTAGACTATTGATAGTCTAACTGGTTGATACCCACAACCTGTATTGATTAGATTTCGTAAGAAACCATCACCAATTACTTTTCTTAAAATTCCTATTGCTCCATTAACATCTGCATTAATAAGTTTACCAATGCTTGACTGAAACAAACCTCTTTTAATTCTTTTTCCTAAGTATTCTTTATGTTTACAAAGTTTTTCATAAGCCAAATGGTCAACTTTGGAAGTGTAAGACTCTTCATGTGTTAAGAAATTTATATTTTCTAACTCTGCTTTATATTTTACTTGATTTAAAAATTTCAAGTAAGGTATATTAGTAAACTTTTGGTTTGTAACCTTTCCTAAATTTATTTTTTGTTTCCAGTCTTTGTTATAACCAATGACAATATTTTTTATATTATATTGAATACAATAATTTATAACATATCTTGAAACTTTATGCATGTAGTCATTGACCTTGTTGTTCCTTTTCAAATGTAAACGTTTAAGGTGGTTGCTTGTTCCTTTGTTTCCTATGTATGACTTTAACAAGGCTTGCTTCTTGTTGTAATATTGATTTATGGATTTTATAGTATTGCCATTTACTAATACTGGTTTTACATTCTCCGAATTAGTTACTAATGTAGCGAAATTATTAATTCCTAAATCAATACCTAAGTATATATTCTCTTTTAAATTTTCATTTTGTTTTTTCTCCTTTTTATATACAACTTCTATAACATAACACCCACATTGTGGAACTATACGAACTTGACATATATTTGTAACCTTTGTATGAATTGGTTCTAGATTACATTTCACCTTTGGAAATGTAATAAATCTATTTTTCAACTTTGCTTGATTTATTGTAAATACAACAATATTTCTACCTTTTGTCTTGTCTTTATATTTTGGAATTTTAGGCTTGCCTTGAAAATTTTTAGTCAAGCAAAGTTTATAAAATGACTTCCAATTCTTAAATAAAACATGAATTATTTGTTGACTTGTGTTACTTGGTAAAGCCATAAAATCTAGTTGCTTTTCTTTTCCTAACTTTGTTGTCAAATCATATTCATGAATATAGATTCTATCTTTCTTCTCTAGTTTTTGATTTTTAAAATATTGATTTCTTAATAAATAATTGCAATAATTATATAAATTTTTAGAAAGAAAACTTAATCTATCTATTTCCTTATAATTTTTATCATATTTAGTAACGATATGTCTTTCAACTAGTTGCATTTGTTTTTCCATATTATTATTTATACTTAGGTACAAAAATGTATATAGTTACCACATATTATTATTTTTTTCATTTTCCCAACCACAATATTCTTCACATATGTTATGAAGTGTTAATAAAAATTCATTGTCTTTATGAATATATTTAATTTATAGAGTATCTGTTTCATTTGACATAGAAAACGATGATGTAATATTTTCCGTTTTGATTACCTCTCATTTTATTATTTTAATATAATCAAACAATTAGCAGGGGTTGGAGTTGAACCAACATAAACCAGCTTATGAGGCTGGTGAGTAACCGTTACTCTACCCTGCGATATATAATTAAAACTAACAGAAAGAATCAATTTTATACTTAAATTAATTTAACATTTCAGTGTGCTCAAGGTGGGATTTGAACCCACACGAACTTTAGTTCATTGGATTTTAAGTCCAATGCGTATACCAATTTCGCCACTCGAGCATATGGATTAGAATAATATGTAATCATTTAACTTATATTTTCTTCTATAACAGATTTCTCGATAAATACTACATCATTCCATCTACGTGATACAATCACTCAGGTACGTAATATTTATTGCGTTTCTCTCATATGTTGCGGTCTCTGATATAAGTTCAATGATTAGGTATTATTCTAATCTATATAAATAGCGGGTAACAAGCCTACAATGTTTTCCATCGTTTTTTTCGCGTATGGTATCAAAGATCTTTTAATTATTTCTAATTATTTATAAACATATTATATACTATATTTCAAAAAAATCAACTACTTTTTCTATTTTTTTTAAATATTTTTATCCGGTAATTCTACAAACGTTCTACGTGAAAATTCCCATTCTCTACGTATTTTATTCCAAGAACTAACTGGTGTAAAAAAACCTACGATACGAGTATACCATTCTTTTTTATTACTTCCTGATATTGGATGATTTTCATATCTTCCAAATATAGTAGTACCATCTTCAAATTCAGTATATACTCCATTTAAAGCAAAATGTTCGCAACCAGATTTTACAGCATATTCAATAATTTGTTCTGCTTGTTTAGGAGTTACTTTTTCTCCTATTTGTGCATGGACTATACCACCACCAGTTAATAACTTATTATATTTACCATCTACATCAAATTTATCCCATAATGATGCATCTTCCCATAAAGGAACGAATTGATTAGCGTATAATTGATATGGTACATTATTATCTCCGAATAATAATTTATCTGCAATACATAATCTAATTGCAAATGATTCTCCTGGTATTTGTTCACAATTAACTATTAATTCTAATTCTTGTCCAACGTTAATCATTTTTTTATTAAAATATTTTAATATAGTTTCTATAATATCATATTTTTTATCATATTTAAATTTAGAACGTAATGTTTTTTCTGCTTCATAAATTCCTAATATACCAAAGGTAGAAAACATTCTATTTAAATTTATCCAACCTAATTTTATAAATTTTTGAAGATTACCATTTGTTAACTTTTGAAGTAATATTTTATGTGATTTTAATATCTTTCCAGCATCTTCAATTCTTTTAGATAGTCGTCTATAATAATCTAAAGGTGAAGAACATTCCAAAGCAATTCTATTAAAATTAACGGTTACTACTCTATGTGAACCTAATGAAATAGATGTACCACCAAAAGAATTAGATTGTGCTGCTAAATCAAGCATTTCTTTTGATGAAATTAATCTACAACAACTTGCAATCTTAGTACCTTCAGATGTAAATATATTATATCTATAAATGTCTCTTTTACATACATAATGAAAAAATTTTCTATCTGTAATTTTATATTCACCATTAATAAATTTTTTAGATAAATTAATTGTTGTTACTGGAAATCTATACGGTATACCATTTTTAATAGGATCCCCTTTATCAAAAAACTCTATAAATATAGTTTGACAAATCATAATATACTCTACAACATTATCTATAAAAGAAGAATGTTCATTACTTACTAATGATTTAGATTCATCTGTTTCTTCAAAATACCATCCATAATTTTCTTGAGATAATAATGTTTTAAGTTTATCTCTATCAAATATAGAAATATTAGTGAAAGGACTTTCAATTGCATTTCTAGACAAACTATTCATTGAATGAACAAAATTTTGAAAATTGTTTTCAATGTGTTTTTTCATTGTTGTTTGTACATCCGTAATTGATAATTTATCATTATAAATTAACACATGTGCTACATCTAAAAAAAAGGTTCCAATAGCTATAGCACCCGCTAGATGAGATGATAATTCATGTACTGTTTCATTCAATGCAGAAATATATGATGATAGGTGTTTAGAAGGTGTTGATTGTAATTGACCAAAATGTCTACCTAATAATACTATTTTAGAAGCATCTAATGCCCAACAATATGGTAATAATAAATTAGTTGAATCAGATACTCCTAATGATAAGTCTAATAACTCTCCTTCTAATTGTTCTGCTTTTTGTTTTCCATATAATTCTTTCATTGTTTTATATAAAAAATCATAACCAACGGCTTTATCCACTGGAGATTCAACTTCTTTTAATATTCCTCTTATAATTTTATCATTTTTATTAGCATTATCATCAATAGATACATCATTAATTTTAGAATTAATCATTTCTTCTGACATTTTAATAAAATCAAAATTATCCTTATGTAATCCATGCATATGTAATAATGTATCTACATGTTGTTCTTTTTCTTGACCATACTTATCAATAATACTTTTTTGTAATGTTTTTTTAATACTACTCAATGTTTTTTGAGTTGAAGATGCTGTAAATTCTGATTGTTCCATAGTTACCTTCTTTTAAAAATTATAGTTCCTTGACATGATATACATATGTATAATCCTCTAATGTACTTAAACATTTTTTGATTAGGAGAAGCTAATTTTATATAATCATCAGTTTTTTCTGATATTCCATTTCCAATATATGATCCTGTTTTTACGTATAATGGATATGTTGAAAAGTTATTAATTATATCAAACGCTTCTTCTTCCAATCCTGTATATATACATGCTTCTATTGTTTTTCCTAATGATTGTAATATTGTATGTGTTATATCTATGTTATGTTCATATAATGGATCACCTCCAGTAAATACTATTTTATTTGTACGTTGTTGTTTTATATATTGTTTAATACTCATTATTAAATTTTTCTTACTACTGTATATACTTGGTTGTTCTTTTTTTAAATTAGGGTTTTGACATCCTAAACAATTATTATTACAACCTGACATTATTATCAATATACATTGTTCTAATGATGGGTAATCTAACCATGAAGTAGATAATTGTACTATTGACATATATATACTCTTTTTTGTATTATTTATGAGAAACAAAATTTATGTTTTTAAATACAACTAAAAATTCTTGATTATTACTATTTTTATTTAAATGTGATTTTTTATTATGTAATGGAAATTCATTAACAAAAATTAAATATTCTTGATCGCATATTTTTTTCATATCTTCTTTATATTTAGAATTTATAATAAATGCGAAATATTTTGTTGTTTGTTTCATACTACAATTAATAACTTTTCTCCACCAACAATTCAACCATTCATTATATATAGAATATTGTTTATGAGATGTATTATCAGTATTATATTGTTCTGTGTTAAAATATGGAGGACATGTGAATACTGCATCATATGTTTCTTTTGGTGTAAATAACGAAGCATCATTATTATAAAAAGTTTTATTCATCATATTAAAATTAGTTGATATGTTTTTACATCCTTCAAATGTATTTGTATCTATATCATTATAAATATATGTTATATGATGTGAACCTAATAATCTATGTCCCCAACCACCACACGGATCATATATAGATGATATATTATATTCTTGTATAAACCATTTTATCCAAAAAGGTGAATGATGAGAATAACCATAATGTAAACCTGATATTTTTACACCACGTATAATTTCATTAGGTGTTATAAATTTTTTATTAAGATAATGTTGTCTATTTTGTACTATTTTTATGAAAGTAGACTCATCTTTTAATAATGATATTTCTTTTTCATAAAAATGAGGTTGAAAATACGTTGTTATATTATTAGTATTAGTAGTTCGTTGTAATGAACCTTGATTGTTTATTATATAATTATATTCTTGTTGTAATTGCTTATTTGTTACTACTCTTCCAAAATGTTGAATAATATAATATATTATTTGATAATACGCTTTTTCTATATCATTAGAAAAAACTTCTAATCTATTAACATTATATGTTCTTTTTTTAACATCTAATACTGTCCATGTGTAAATAGCATTCTTATAAAATTTAGATGTTTTAGATTTTTCTTTCCATTCAGATAATTGTTTAATACATTCATTATCATTTTCATCATATATCATTCCACCGTGTGTCCATGATGCGTTTAAATCTATATATAAATTTATTTCTGGTATATAATAATCAATAGAAAATGGAAATTCTTCAGATTTGTATTGAATTTGTAAATCAGAAAATATATGTACAAGTAATATTTTTAATTCTTGTTCTATTTTTGATGTATTAAATGTATTGTTTTTCTTTTTTGTTTCATAATGTTTTTGATTAAATAAAGATACAAATGTTTCGTTTTTCCATAAATTTTTAAAATTATCAGATTTAAAATAATTTTCACATCCCCAGTTTTTTATCATAGTTTCAGCTTTTTTATTTTGAATTTCTTTTGATTGAGATGGATTATATACACCAAAATTTTTCATAGTGGTTTCCTGTTGTTTTAATCTAATCTCTTTTGATTCCATAGGATGTTTTACTCCCCAATTAGTAAGCATAGATTGTTTTAATTTTTCTTGTACCTCTGATAATTCCATAGGAGAAGATACTCCATATTTTTCAATACATGTTTGTTTTCTAATTTGTTGTGTTTCTTTAGAATTAGAACAACATTTAGCACTACAATATTTAGCATATTTTTTATTTAAATTATAAAATTGTACTTGTTTACCACAAGTTAAACAATGTTGTTTAATACCATTCATATATTTTAAATAATATTCTTCTTGTGTTATATTATGATGTTGATTTATATGTTTTGATAGTGTGTATATAGTAGTGTACGGCTGGAAACATATGTTACAGATATAATTTGGTTCTTTACAATATTGTAATTGTAAATAATATTTTTGTATGTTTTGATTTAATATTTTTTTTATTATTGATTGTTTTATGTTATGTGTATTACATATGTTTTTAATACATATACCATTTAAAAAATCAATACATATATTTTCTATATCAACATCAATTTTATTAATAGATTCTGTATTAAGGATTGTTGCATATCCTTGTAATATATTATAAAATGTCGTTTGGTTTCCTGATATAATTGATGTACCTTCATTTGGTTCTTTTAACCATTTATCATAATATTGTTGAGTAGTAAGATTGTGTTCTTTTTTTATATGTCTATTAAACCACGATTTATTATAGTTAAATGATTTTCCACATTCAAAACATACTATACTATTAGTATTTATATTTTGTTGTTTAATCATTTGTTTTAATTCTTGTTTTGTATATTCTATATATTGTTTCATAGTATATATTATATATTATGTTTTAAAAAAATCAATTATTTTTATTCCAGATCCAAGTAGAGTTACCACAATCCCATACTCTATCATATCCGTTTAGTTGCATGTTTTCCCATTCTGTTAATGTATCATCATACGTTTCAAGTATATTTTTTAATTTATGCTTTTGATATTTAACTCGACTTTCCAGTATTTGATAATCTTTCGTATAGAAGTAGTTGGGTGAACTATCATGTAAGAAAGTAAATCCGTTTTTCCCATATACATTGCCAATAGAATAACGTTTATCAGCATATGTTATTATAGAATTTGGTTTATACTTTTGAATGAAGTATTTTAACAGTTTAGAAAATCCACCAATAATACTAGTGTATGTTTTACAAGCAAACCTGTATAATTCATATTCATATTTTTTATTATATCTTGATTTACCTAATGTCATTAATGCAACTAATTCATCATCATAATATAACCCTAATCTAATACTTGAATTATCCTTTCCTTGTAAATGGTTATTTTCTAAAAATTCATTTGATTCTTTTGATGTTATTTCCTTAATACTACATTTACGTGCATATATTTTATTTTCTATTTTTCCTATTTTAGAAAGTATAATTGATTTAACAATATCCTGTTTGTTAATCCATTCATTATCCCAAATATGTAATAATTGTATTCCTTGTTCTGTGAAGAAATTTGTTTTTGTTAAATGATACATAGATGATTTACCCTGATAATGTATACTACCATCTTTATTTAATTTATCTTTTTCACTATGATGAAATATACCATTAAATTCTATTCCTATTTTTTTATCTGGTATACAAATATCTAATTCATAATATTTATTTCTATCATAATAATATCTTTGATTACTAATAGCAGTAATAATTATTTTTAACCATTCTTCCATTTGTTGCTGAGGTTTAGAACCGTTATATTTAGGATAACATTTCGGACATTTAGGAATATGTCCATTAATAACATTATCATCAAATACAGTATTACATTCAGTACATTTCCAATTATAACGTTGTCTATTAATAGTACCATTATATTCGTCTAAAGTAAACATTGGTACAATATTAGGTAAATTTAATAATACATCATTATAATGTCTTTTTTGATATAATTTTTTAAATGTATCACCATATTTATCTTTTTTAATTTGTACATATTCTTTTTGTAATATTGATGATAAAAAAGGGTTTTTTATACCAATATTTTTACATGTAGTATTTTCTCTTTTTTCTTGTATATATTGTTTATCTTTTATTGTTTTATTATTCCACGCTTGTATGCATTTTTTAGATATATTATCGTATTTATAATTTTTAATATTATTATATTGTTGTAAAATATTAAACATGATAATACCGTATGCTTCTTTTATATCATTAGAAAAAACTTCTAATCTATTAACATTATACGTTCTTTTTTTAACATCTAGTATAGTCCATGTATAAATAGCATTCTTATAAAATTTAGATGTTTTAGATTTTTCTTTCCATTCAGATAATTGTTTAATACATTCATTATCATTTTCATCATATATTTTTCCACCATGTGTCCATGATGCATTTAAATCTATGTATAAATTTATTTCTGATATATAATAATCTACTGAAAATGGAAATTCTTCAGACTTGTATTGAAATAATATATTAGGTATATCTTGTTTTAACATATATCCTAATTCTTGTTCAATATTTGATGTATTGAAAGTATTGTTTTTCTTTTTTGTAATATATTCTTTTTGTAATTTTTGTTGTATTTGTTGTAAATTATTTTGTATAAAAAATTTAGATTTAAATATATTATCTACACCATATTTTTCAATACATGTTTTTTTCATTTTTTCTTTTATTACATTAGAACAAGATGGAGCATTACCACCATATTTTTCAATACATGTTTTTTTTCGTTTTTCTTTTATTTCTAAAACTTGAGTATGATTACACCCATATTTTTTTATATTTGTTTCTTTTGTTTTATTTTTAGTTTGTTGAGATTGTTTAGAGCATTTATTACAACAATACGTTCTATATCCTTCACCTAATCCTAGAAATTTTGTTTCTTTTCCACATTCTATACAAATACCTTCTTTTAATTGTTTTATATATGTATCGTAATATTCTTTAATAGAAATTTTATGTGTTGATCGAATATGTCCTGATAATTTTATATTAGTAGTAAATGATTCGTTACATATTTTACATATCATGTTTTTTTCCTTGTATATATTATATATTAAATTAGAAAAAAATCAAGTATGATTTAGACATAAAAAAAGCGGTCTTTAAGACCGCTTTTGTAGAAAGGTATCGTTATTTAACGATTAAAAAATGTTGCTAAAAGTAACCTGACGATAATATCTATCGCTTGCAAAGATGTTGCTAGAAATAGCACTTCTTTCCATGAATATGATTGCTGGATTACCGTTTTCTTGTTCAACAACTTCTTTCATTTGAACAGGAACATAGGGGCACCAAATAACTCCCGCATCATATGTTGAAACACCTTTATAACCAACAGTAGCGTAATCAGTAGCCGCGAATATATCACGATATACACTAAATCTTCCACCAATATTACCAATCATTGCTTGACCTAATTGATTAACAGGAAGACTAGAATCAATTGTACCAGGAATAGGAGCAATACCAGTGAATGAAGGTAATTGTTCTAACATTGTGATAACATCAGGAGAACCTAATATGAAATTACCAGGACCACGTAATGTTGTACGGGCAATATCATTAGATTTTCTAACTAATTCTGTATATACTGCTCTGAATTTTTCTAATTGCCAACGTCCATCACCAGCGGTATCAACATCAAATGTAGTTTTAACAGCAGCTGTGTTTATCTCATCTATAATATTTCTATCTATAGATTGACTAATTTCATATGTTAATATGTCAACTAATTCCGTTACCATATCCTTACCATGGATTGCTTTTAAATCTTGAGCAGCTTCCATTGTCCATCTGCTTTTCAATTTACGAGTTTGAGCTTCAATAGCAATCTTATCTATAGTAACACCAATTTCTTGCATATCATAGCCAAGTTTTTCACCGACTAATGTAGAAAGAGGACCACTATAATTTTTAAGAATATTTAAGTAACCAGCTTCGTTATCATATACTTCGATAATATTTATACCAGAATCACCAACTAAATCTTTAATTGTTTGAACGGTATTACCAGTACCAGTAACTCTTAATACTGCTTTATTTTCTTCAGAATAGATAACCACTGCTAAACCAGTTAAATCTCCAATACAGTTAACAGGGACTTCACCATAATCAACATCAGGACAATCACCTTGTCTTAATGCAGTAGATGCATATATTACTATACATGAGTTAGCTGTATTTCTTTGCTTATCAGACGGTGTCCAGTTATAAGACGTATCTAACGGATGGTTATAAGCACCACCAATAACTCTATTAGAACCATTTCCAGTTGTATTACCTGCATAATGATATCTTAAAGCAAACGCATAACCAGTAGGTTGAGACATGGGCTGTACGCCAACAATATCTTTCCCTATCATCATGGGGAATGCTCTTCTAAACACAGGTACTAATACTTGACCTAATGCAGCTAAATCACCAGAAAACGTTTGTGCGCTTTCAGCTAAATATTTAAATTGGTTATCAACCAATCTTTCAAACAACGCTTTTTCTTTTTCTCTAATAGGTAGAGCAGATGGCGTTTCTGTGATTTTAGTATATTGTTCCATCAATGCTTTATCACGATTCATTTATATATCTCCTTATAATCTTTTGTAATATTATTCAAAAAATGACATTGCTTTATCAACAATGCTATTTTTGTTTTGTATAGCGTTTTGCAAAATCTTGTTACTTTCTGGTTGTAATTGTTCGTCCCAATCACCACCAAAATTTTCATTTAATTGTTCAGTTTCTTTATTTGTTGAAGATTTTGTTTCAAATTTAGAAATGTTTTCTACTAATATAGTTAATTTTGATTTAAAAGAATCAACATCATCAATATCATAATCTTCTGATAATTCTTTTACTTTTTCTTTTTGTGTAACACTTAAACCTTCAGTAATAGAATTAAATACATGTACTGCTTTTAATCCTTTTATTTGTTTACGTAATTCAACTGTTTCTTTCATAGATTCATTTAATTCACTTTTTAATTCTTTATTTGTATTAAATAAATTTTCTTGTTCTTCAACTTTTTCTTCTACTAAACTATTAGTAGATAATACAGTTTTTATACTTTCAGCTAATTTATCATACATAGATGCTTTTAAACCATTTTCAATAGCAATTGAATTTTCTTTCATATATTCATCCGCTACGAAATCAAGGTATTCATCTATTTTGTTAAGTAATACATCATCAACGTATTGTACAGCTTTTTCTTCAAGAGCAATTTTTTCTTGTTCTTTAAACTTTATAGTTTCTTCTTCTAATTTTTCAGTTTTTTCTTTTACTGCTTCTTGAACTTTAGCTTCAAATAACGTTGAGATTTCACTTTTAACTTCTTCAGTTAATAATTCTGATTTAACTTTTTCAAATATTGTATCTAACATTATCTCAACTCCATTTATTATTTTAAAATAAGTTTTTCAACTTCATATTAATTATTTATATAAATTTAATAATTTATATAACTATATATAATGACAATATATAATTATCATATGTTATTATTTATAAAAATATGTTTAATTAGTAAAGGTATATACTAATTTATCACAATCCCATACTCTATTATAATATTCTTTAATATATATTTTATGTTTTTTACAAATATGACCAGATAAAGATGCGTATGATGAAAATTCTCGATTACATATTTGACATTGTATTACTCCACATAGTAAAAAATATAGAAGTAATCTCTACTTATGTGGTTTCGAGAAACAGGAGCTACCTGCTGTCCTTCTATGTATATTTATAGTTTTGAAATGAAATCATTAAATAATTTTGTTATTCCTTCTTTTAATTCTGAATAAGGCATTTGTTTAATTTTTTGTTTTATAGTTGCTGCTTCGTCTTGTTTTAATATTGAACCATCCCATATCCATTCAGCACTTTCCATTATAGACTCTAACCAACACGAAATTACACTTGGATTACTTACAAGATCATTTGTAAAATATTGAAAATCTTCTTGAACAATTCCTGATTCATTAAGACTACCAAGACCTCTAGTTGAAGTAGCAAATTTTACATTTTCTTTTGCAAGATAATACGCAGTCTTACCCTTAGCAGTATCTTTTAATATTTTAGCTTCACCTAATACGTTATTTCCTTCCATTCTAAGTTTAGTTATTTTTATGGCGGAATCGCTAAATTTAAGTTCTGGACTTGAGGGGTGATCTAATTCTCCTAACAATACATTACCTTCAGCTATATATTGTTGTAATTTATGTACTTCACGTTCCATTATATGTTTAGGATATACTCTTCCATTTCTATTTTTAGTATCCGCTTGTGCAAATATACCTCTAACATATACATCTTTTTCACCTGTTTCTTTATTTTCAACTAATACATGTTCATAATCATCTGGTGAATAAAATTCTCTTAGTATTTTCATTTTACAATTTCTCCATTGTATTTTTTTAATATAGAGGATGTTGTTTTTTCATCTTTATCTGATACTACAATATAATGATAATTATTATTTATTGAATCAACATCAAATATTTGTATTTTATTTTTTTTAAGTACATCTATTATTACTTGTATATTAGAAGAACGAACAGCAAATGTTCTTCTATTATTTTGTTCTTGTAAATAGTCACAAAATGTCATTATACGTATCCTCTTTATTTATTATTTATAGTTTTGTTAATCTTTTTCTTTCTTCCATTTCACTTTGTATACAATCCATAGAAAATATTACATCAGTAATATCATGTTCATTAAATTTAAACCATTCTCCTCTAATACGTACTTTATGTCTCTTATATCTAGTATGTAATGACTTTTCTGCCTCTCTAGGAAAATAAGTTTTAATCGAGTGTATTAAAGTTAATGTATTTGCATTAGATGATTGTAATGTAGAATATCTAGTTTTAATATTAGTAGATAATCCTATTTTATAGTAGTTTTCATCGTTTTTTATCAAATAAATATATGCTTCCATTGTATTATTTATGTAATTTTAAAAAGCAACTTTTTTTAAAAAAAGTAGCAAAAATACTTGATTTTTTTAGAAAATATATTATACAAGTAAAATAAAGTATTTGAAGGAGTTAAATTATGAATGAAAAAACTAGTCAAATATTACTAGACACTTTCATTTTATCTCTTCTCAATGGAAATATTGAGAAGGCAGAAGAAATTATAGATAATTATTTTAATAAAATAATTCCTTCTAATACATATAATTTTATACCTATATATAAAACTGAAATATTGTTATAATTTGAAGGAGTTTAAAAATGATTTTATTTCAAAACGTTGTAGGTATTATAATTGTAATAACATTGATTACATCATATATATGTTTACTTATACGAAAAGATAATTTTAAACAAATAAAAGAAGATATTTTTAATCAAATAACAACAGAAGAAGAAATTAATTTAAAATATTCTTTATATGGTGTAAACCTATCAAATAGAGCAAAATCTATATTTACATATAATGTAAATACAATATTATCAGAATATTTAAATAAAATATGTAATAATTATAATATTTATAGAGATTCTATTTCTGATAAAAAAATATTTAAAACGTATAATGATAATACAACCCACGTAACACTTGGATACTATACAAAAATAAATAATATACCTATTATAAGAATAAATAATGATGAAAATATAAAAATAGAACCATATATACCTTGTACAACTAATTTAGTATTAGCACATGAAATAGGACATTATATGGATGATTGTAAAAGTAAACATAAATGTAAATATAAATATAATTATTCATTACCTATTATACATGATTATATGGAGCATAAAGCTGATGTATATGGATTATATTTAGTATTAGATGCTTTAAAATATGATACTATTCTTTTACATTTTATAAAAAACAGTCTTATACAAAGATTTAATACTATAGATAAAAATTATATAGAATCTATTTTACCTAAATTAACAAAAGATGATTATAAAAGAATAGATTATATAATAAATAAACAACAAGAATATTAATATAAAGGAGATATATTATGACTAAAAAACAAAGTGAAATATGGGATAAATCTTCTAAAAAAGCAAGATTAAAACTTGCTATGCATATAATGGAACAACTTGAAAAAGCATACGATGAAGATAAATACATATTTAAAATATCTGGTATAAATAAAATTAAAAATATATGTCTTTCAATACTTGAAGAAATTGATGATTATTATAAATAATAACATTAAATAAAAAAGAAGTCAAATATGAAATTTAAAAATTATTTATTTGAATCATCAAATACAAAATTAAAAGACATTAAAAATAAAATACTAAAATTAAAACCACTTGAAAAATTTAATGCAAGTATAGAAGGAATAGATCTCGATGATTTATTAAAATTTATAAATAAAATTGATAAAGATTATGCTACATATGTATCAAGTAACACAATTGCAATACAAAAACGTAAATAATTTTTATAGTATTATTTTTTCTATAATCTTGTTTTTCTATAGTATTAAAAAAATAGTACTATAAGAAAAACTTATATATTTAAAGTATATTCTTTATCTGGATTAACTGTAAATCTTAATTTAGATATAACTTCTCTACCTAATAATACCGGTTCTAATTCTTTTAATGTACCTTCTCTATTAGTTAGAGCAAACTTAACATCTTGTAATGTATATGTTCCTAATTGTATGTTAAGCATAATTATCGGTCTAGTATCTTCAATTTCTCTTTGATGTTTAACGACTGTTACTGTTTTAATCAATTCCTTTCTAAATTTTTTACCATTAATTTCAAATGATACTACTTTACCTGTTACTTTAATATTATCTGCATGAATAGAAGATGTAATTCCATTACCTGTATCTAATTTAGCATCAAACTTTCCTATTTTTTCAATAGTTACTTTTTCTTTATATCCAACTTCTTTATATACTGAACGTTTCCAATTAAAAGGATTTGAAATATATTGTAACAATTCATCTATAACATTTATTCCAGAATATTTAGTAATACCTTTTGATCCAGGTGATGTATTTACTTCTACTACATATAATTTACCGTTTACATCAAACATATCAACACCACAATAATAACATCCTAATTTTTCTGTTGTTTTAATTGCTAATTCTTCTTGTTCTTTAGATACTTTCCATTTAATAGCTTCAGCACCTAATGATACATTTGAACGAAAATCTCCCTTTAATTTCATACGTTTCATTGATGCTAATACTTTACCGTCTAATACAATAATACGTAAATCACCATCTATTTTTAAATATTCTTGTATTATTAATTCATCATTATATTGCCATAACGTTTGTAATACTCCTTTTAATGATGTATAATCATTTATAATAGATACACCTATTCCCTCAGCTCCACTAAGTGTTTTAAGTATAACTGGAAATTTATTACCGATAGATTTAATTGCTATATCAAGAGAATCTAATTTTGAAATTAAAAATGTTCTAGGTGTAGGAATATTATTTTCTTTTAATATTCTATATGTTGAAAATTTATTAGAGCATAATTCCATTGCTTTTTGAGAATTAATAGTAAATACACCATTTTGTTCTAAATATAATAATAATGAACGACCCTGTTCAGTATTTATAGTAGAACCTCTAACAATAGCAACCGTATATTGTGGATCAAATTCATACTTATCATTTGTTTTTATATTACCCAACATTATAGTATCATCATGAGTATTAATTTCATCTATATATGTATATTCTGGAAATAATACTTGATATTTTAAATCCTTTTTAATACATTGTTTTACAATATTTTCTGTAGTATCGTAATACCCATTAGTATGACTTTTATTATATCCAGATATAATTAATACTGTTATTTTATTTTTTTCTTGTTGTTCTTGTAAGTATTGTATAAAATTAATTTTCATTTAATTCCTCTTTTAAGAAAAAATTCATTTCTGCTACTGTTTTGAATCCCATTCTTTTAGCCATCATCCATTGTTTTTCAGAACCAAACCCATTTAATTTTCTTTTTAATTGTTGTTTTTCTATTGGATTTAATGTATGTATCATTTGGATATTTGTTAACATTCTATCTTTACCTTCATATTCACCAACAGTTTGAAATTCATATTCATCTGTTTCTATTAACCAATCATTAGTTATATTAACATTATATTTTTTTAAATCTGTAATTAATTTTCTTAATTCTTGTTTTGTTGGATTTTTCCAAAAAGTTAATACTTGTTCTTTTTGCCATAATCTTCCAGCAACTTGTAATATATCTCTACTATCTAATCTATTATATAAGTCCATCCATTCTTTTGATTTTACCTCTAATTTCATCATTATATCATTTATCATTTCATAATGATAAGAATTTTTTTTACACATAAAATTATTATTATAATATCCAAATGTATAATTTGGATATTCAGTATCTAATTCTTTTCCACTAGGTAATGTTATAGTATCTGGTGATTCTAATAAATCTATAAATCGTATTTTCATATTAATATTTACCTTTCCAAGATCTTAATGCCTTTTCATAATATTCATCATCTATTTGTTTAAGAGCATTTAATCCTTTTTTATAATCATATTCTTTCCAATATTGTTCTGCATAAAAAATATAATAAGGATTTTGAATATTAATAAGACCATCTAATCCTTTCTTATAATCAAATTCTTTCC